TGACAGTTTGTCACCTACCACCAACGGCTCTTCAGTTTTGACGTATACTTTGGCACCTTTCCCAGATGGGTCTTTGATGACCTTGACCACTTCGCCAACGTGGTCTTCATCCCATACGAGTGACTTATCCTTGTACGGCTGAAAGGCCCTCTTTCCGAGCGCCGCGAGAGCGCTACCTTGACGTGTAGCAAGGTTCTTACCGACTGCCGCAATCAACACCTGACCTGGACGAACTTTGGACCCGACTCGGATGATTCCGTCGTCGTCCAAAAGGTCAAGCTGCTCTTTTGTGAGCTGATTGGATTTCGTCGCAGCGTAAGCGACGAACTTGCTCTTCGAAACAACGTCGTTCTCAGGATCGAGTTCGATCTTCTTCTTGTAGAGGTGTTCGGACGTGAGCTTCTTTGCGGCGCTCTCAGATATAACGATACCATCTTCGTAGTTGTATCCCTTGTAAGGGATGTAGCCGACACGGAGATTCACTCCAAGCGAGAGCGTCCCATTCTTGGTGAAGTTGTTGTCAGCGATGACCTGTCCTTGGCGGACAGTGTCTCCAACCTTCACGACAGGCTCTGAGTGCATCATCCCCTTTGGGTCATTAAGGGGGAAGTGGTCATAGAGATGCACTTGGTGCTTTTTCTTACCGTCACTGATGGTAATTGAATCGCTCTTTACGGAGACGACTTTACCTGAGACTGGAGCTCTATGAGAGGTGAACCCACCGAGAACTTTTTCGAATGTCAGATTTGGGTCCGCGTGGTCGGTCTTCGTCTGCACGAGAGGCTCATCTCGATGCTTTAGAGAGATGGCCTGCTCCATCTGCTTATCAGCCATCGAAACACGGTTGCCCTGATTCGATGGCAGGAAAGGAATAAGGTTCGAAGCAATATCGAACATGCCCTTTGCTGACGGCATGACGTACTGAGCTTCTCTGAATGGTCGAATCTCGATGCTCCCACCTGGGAGCTTCATCTTGACGTTTTCAGCGATCGGAACTGGCTTGCCACCGACCCAGCGAACTTGGTCCGGCAAAACGGCATGACTGTTATGAAAGTCTGTAGCTTCCAGGTATTGAACCTTGTTCTCTTTAACGTTGAACACCGGAGTCTCAAGATCTTTTCCATTTTTCCTGGCCGCCATTCCAAGATGTAGAGTGATGCCTGTTTTCTCTGAATTTCCTGTCCATAGACCTAGACGATTTGGTCTACGGATGAACAGCAAACCACCTGGGACAGTTGCGCTGTACACCATTCCATCGTACTGTTCAGTGTAGTACTGATGGACGAAGTCGGATTTCCCACGACCCTTTCGTATGTGACTAACAGGAAGGGCTGAACGCTCTTTGTGTTTTAGTAGTCGTACCTCATAAACAGTCCTGTATCGGGTGTCGCGCGTATCTTCATAGGCAGCTGGGGGTGTTACCGAATATCCCATCTCTATGGCCAATCTGTAGAAATCGCTGGCCATAGCAGCAGAAGTAGTCGTGAACACCTTCTGATGGTATGATTTACCATTCTTGCGTTTGCTGTAGGTACGCCCATCTCCTAACAGCATAGCCTCGATGAACTTCTCTCGAGCTTCTACGCTAGAATCGATGATGTAATCCGGAACACGTTTGTCGTAGCAGTATCCAAACTGTGATAGATATGATGCGAGCTGCTTCTTACCTATGTAGAAGCCGCTTCCATCACGCTCCTCACCCCACCGGCCGAATGGAAGTTTTGAGAGTAGATTACGAATACGTTCGTACTTCTCTGGATTCGATTTCCTACTCTGGGAGATAGAGACCTTGCATCGTGTTGGCGGCTTGAAAGTTGCCGAACCTTCAGACAAGAACCATCCCATGAACTCGGCCCACAGAACCATATCCACTTTCTCGACGTTCTGTGTCTTCGAATCCCCTTTCACGATCGGCAAATAGAAGAATCTATTTGCCGAGTCGTCACTATCGATTCGTGGTTTGTGGGCAACAGGAAATAGACGTGGTTTGCCGTGAACCTTTTCAGCAGGTTCGATTCTGAACTCGGACTCTCCTGGTTTTGAGTACGGTCTAGCCAAAACTCGATGGTTCGGCGTAACAAGATACGCTATCTTTCCATTGTCCATTCCGTACATGAGACCTCTGTACGGCACTGCAACCAATCGTTCAGCCTTATAGAATCTAGCGTTTCCCGAGAGACCATCTGGCAAACAGAGAAACTCGTCATCCAGAGTAACAGAATCCCACCTTACCCATCCCCGGCGAGTGTAGACCTCCGTATCTCCTGGGCTGCATTCCGGGGTATGCATTGGGTCTAGGAACCCAAAGTGGCTCGGATTTATGACACGCATTTCATCTGTGATGGAGTGTTCTTTCTTGATTCCTCCAAGGTCCGGAGCCATCAACGTCGTCTTCCTGTGACCAGACATCATTTGAATAGGATTCGTCTGGTCAGGTCGCTCTGTCAAAGAACCGCCCTTCGTGAAGAACTCACGGATTGGACGAGCAAAAAGGTCAGTAGAAAGGACCTCGGAAACAGATTTCTTGTCCTTGAGGTCGATTGTATTACGGAGCTTTCCACGAATCGTCTTCATGGATCGCTCAATCTTCTCTGGAAGGAAGTCCTCTATCGAGACGATCTCCTTGAAGGCAAGGCTATCTCTATCGTCTGGCTGATGTGTCCCTCTAGAAACACCGAGAATCTTGTTCGCAGCTGTTAGAAGAACAGAACCGTCGACCTTCGTTGCCGGCTTTCCAAGGGTAATCTTTGTCGTGTCTGGTCGAAGGACGGTCTTATCGAAGAAGTCATGGGCATAGCGGGCGTACCCACCTAAATCCTTCGGCTCCGGCTGGTCTTCGAACGCCGTCTTCTTCCAAAAGGTCTGAAGACTCTTTAAGGTCTTCTCTTCGATTTTTGGTCGGTTGGCAGCGAGGATTTCCCTTCCCCAACTCTTCTCAATCTCATCGTCTGATACACCTAGAGACTTGAGTATTGGGTATAGTGGAATCTTTGCATCCCCCTGCTTCAGGAAGAATTTCTTAGACTCTCTCTCAAGGAGGATTGAGAACCTGTTACCAGCAGGGCCCTTGACGAGGTTGAACTCTGACTCCAGGTCGCCGTTATCCTGAATTCTGGCGTACACCCCGGACTTCAATCGAAACAGATGATCGATCTGGTACTCACTCCCGTCGACGATGAACCCGTACCGGTTCGTCATCTTCGGTAATCTGGAAATGGTCATCGTCTTTCGATCGATGACTTTGCCTGTCGTTTTGTCGACGAGAGAGACATCTGCCTTGACTGGGACGCCCCATGTCTTGTCGAGGTCCTTTGCCTCAGTCTGTGACTTGATGTCATCAGTATGAAGTTTGTCATCAACCCAGACTTTATGGAGCTCCAACTTCCTCTGTTTTCCCTCATAGGGGAAGTAGGAAGAGATGGCGCGTACGACGTTGTTCTTGAGAATTTCGAAAGAACCTTCTGGGGTTAGCGTCGACAAGGTGCCCTCTCTAGTGTCGCCCACTATGCGTCGGTGGGTTATGGCTTACCCGGCTCTACCTCTACGCATCTGAGGTCGTTGAACCTTGGCGGGCAGAATACAGTCTGCTCGTAAAGAACGTCAACGAAGAACCTTAATAGGCTTCGGTATAAGAAGTTAGTCAGCGATACGCTGACCTTAAGAATCGGAGGCCTGACAGTGCCAAAAGAAGCGACTCAGTTGGACATGTTCCAAGAAGACTTGATGAACTCGATCTTGGGGCAAATTCTTTATCTGACTGAGCAAGACGAAGAAAACGACGAAGACGCTGTCGACAAGACGGAGACCGAGGAAGAATGAGACTCTTCTTAGCTTCTTTTCTTCTGAGCTTCATGACTTACCTCGCCGCCAGACTTACAGCGGCACTCGTAAAACTCCAGCAAAATGCCTGAAAACCCGGTCCGAGTAGCCTTCTGCCCACTTTTGTTCGCAGCGAATGGTGGTCAGTTCGACCAGAAAGGTCGGCCCATCTTTCGACAGCTTCATGAAGCGAGAACGTTCATTCGAGGCAAATGCGATGAAGCGTACGACTGTGGAGAGTGTGAGCTTCTCGTTCGATGGTGCAGCGACAGGGCAGCAGAAGGATTCCAGATCGGATGGGAATGTGTTCGCTGCCTAGAGGAAACGAAAGGTATCCCCAGGTGGACACCCAAGTTTTATCAGTCAAGCAAGTATCGTGGACCACCGGAGGACCGGGAGTTGGTTGAGCCAGACCGATTTTTGGATGGATGTACTCGATGTGGATGGGGCTCAATGGTCCTTCAGCTCGTTCTTAGAAGAACAACATGAACTGCTGCATCTGTGGTGAAGAATTCGAGGAGGACGACTGGATTCTTCGACTGACAGTCTATCGATTCAAGAACGAAGACCGACACCCGAAGTTCACACTTCTACGAAGCCGTTTCGATGATGGGTCCGATGAACGGTACGCACACTATCTCTGTCCGGTGAAGAGCGGTGCTCCAATGTCACTCATCGGCGCAGACGGAGAACGCATTGATGAGTGAAGCATTGACGTACAAAGCCCCTGCTCACACCATGTGTAAGTGGTGTGACAAACCGATCTTTCTTGGAGACCGAGCCGTTTACATTCATCACGGAGTTTTAGGACAGGGTCGAAAAAGCGGTCAGCCAATCGTGGTCGACGGAGACAGCACAACTGGAGACGCTGTCATGCACGAACTCTGTTCTGTGTCATACCTTGTCATGAACATCGTGGACAGCACTGATGAGTATGAGGCTGTCATCGATGAATTGACTGGAGACATGTTCGGTATCCCATACTCCGCGCTTCTAGACTCGGAACAGTATTGTGCCGCGTGTGAGGCACATCTCGATGGCTCCGAAGACTGACTTGGAAGAGCAAATTTGGCAGGACGACATCGAACGATTCGCAGAAGATGCGCTAGCGATGTGGAAGACTCAGTATCGGTTCTGGCAGAGAGCACACCATCAAGGAGCTCCGGAAGGGCTCCTTCAGAGATTGGCCGAGATCAATGAGCACTTCCGACAGGCGCATCTCAAGCTCTTAGAGCTCAAGAGCTGCTTCCCGAAGGCGGACGAGTAGTCCGCCTTTTTAGCCCTCAGAAATACGACGCCATCAAACCCCAGTTGGGCTTGCACGACGTGAGGGCTTCATCTGCGGCTGCGGGCTTTGAACAGCATCAAGTGGGTTCGCCTGAGAACCTTGTTCACGGTTCACAAGCTGCAACACGAGGCTATAGAGCTGAGGGTTGGTCATCTTCATGTTGTTCATCTCGGCCATCCTCTGCCCTTCATCCATCTTGAGAAGCGCGGTGGCCGCACGTCGTGCCAAATAGAGAAGATTGAAGCCACCGCCCTTCATACTCGCCGAGAGGGGGCTCATCATCTCTGGTGGAATACCCTCTGATGGGGCATTCTGCGCGTTTTCAACGGAAACAGTCGAATTAGACGGCATGGCCGGGTCGACTTGTTGCCCAGGGAGCATTTCACCTTCTGAGGTCGTAGTTGGACCGACTTCAGGATTCTCTGCAGGATTCTCTGGAGGAGGCGGCTCTCCTGGAGCACCACCTCCGGCTCCTGCCATTTGAGGAGCTCCAAGATTCATGCTCTCGGCCGGGGGCTGCATGAGCTCTGAGACCTGCTTCTGGTAGCGAGCCTGAACGATTTGCGTCTCGCCCTGAATAGAAGCTTGGGCAACTTGCATCTTGCGATTGAACTCAAGTTGCTTGTCGAGCTCAATCTTGCGACGAGCCTCTTCAGTCGCAGGATCGAAGTCAACTTCTTGCAGCAACGTCTGGTCTGAAATCTTTCCAGCTTGGTTTAGCTGGAAGAAGAAGGCTGAACGTTGGAGGTCATCTGCCATCTTGAACCGTCTCATGTGCGCCTTCACAGGAGGCCACCCCATGAAATGGGCAATGCGCTTGATGGCAAAATGATTGAGCATCAGGTCATGATCGGTTCTGTACCCAAGAAACATGTTCTCGACCATGCGCATCGAGACATTGGAGCCCGAGTACTGCATTCCACCGAATACAAATTCCTGCGGAACACCCATTCCTGCAACGATGTGTCTCGACCAGACCTCCATCTCTTGGTGCAGCATCAACGCACGGCCGTCCCCGCCGATGGTTTCATTACCGATTGGAAGAGGAAGAATCGGAATGTAGTTGTTGTCGTATTTCCACTTCGCAATCTCGCCTTCGATTCTGCTCTTCCACGAGTCGAGAGAAATCGTCGAGTAGGGGTCCGAGGAGGCAGAGCCGGCTTGTGGGAAGAGAACGCGAAGTGGAACGATGTGCTCAGCAGCGATAGCCTCTTGCGCCTTCCTCAATATCTGCAGATAGAAGGTGTCTTTGAGAACAGGGAATATGAGCGGCATCCCCCAACCAGAATCCTTCTGGCTGATGATGGGCCGCTTGAAAACAAAGATGTTATCATCTGAGAAACGGACGTACTTGTTCCGCTTCATCGCCTCGATGAATGTGTCCGGGATGGTGTCGAGCACACTCTTCTTGCCGAGGATGACGTCATTCCGAACCTGGAGTGGAAGCTCGAATGTGTAGACTGGATCTGCACCAGCAAATGCCGGGTCGATGTTCACGTACTCCGGATTCCACCTCATCAAGCGGATGCCGTTGACATCTCGCTTGTAGAAGTCTTGAACCTTGGCAGGTCCAGAGTGGCCGCATTTCGGGCAATCAAGGATGTAATCGAGATTGCGCCAACGGTAGTTAATCTTCGTTGCTTTGTCTTTGAAGCTACAGTTCCGACAAATGAGGAACTTGTCGAACGGGAAGTGAATCGTGACGATACACATCCCGTAGGTGTAGTAGTCGAGGCCGACCTCAATTTGAAACGGACGAAATCGAAGAACGTCTCCAAGGAGAGAGTCCCATTTGTTCTTGATCTCGGAGTCCTTTTCATCGATGACAATTTCGGTGATTGGATACTCTGACATCTTGTGAATGACCGCGTTGATGAGCGGATTCACGAGGTAGTAGTACCTACACCACCTGAGAAGAGCCTTGAGAGACGGTGGTAGGTAGGTATGTCCGATGTCAAAGAACGGAGACGGGTAACGAACACCGCTCCGCGACATGCCATCCGCAGTACGTCCACGCTGGCCAGAGAAGCGTGACGTTCCACCAAATCCAAGACTGAGATTGTCAAAGGACATTGCGTATCACTCTTGAGGCGGCTTGTATCCTCGAAGCTCATCGATTATTTTTCCAGCTCTGTCTCCGATGAAGCCACCAGCTGCGCCGCCAGCTAAGCCACCAGTAATTCCCCTTCCTGAGGTTCCGCCAATAAGGGCCCCTGCTCCTTGAAGAGCACGACGTAGCCTGCTCTTCCCCTCTCCGCTTGGGTCCTTCTTTGGCGCCGCGTGGAGTGCAGCTTCTCCGATTCCAAGACCTGCAAGAGCCCTCATGTGCAGCGGTACTCCTGGACCCGCCAGCGACCACTTAAATCGGCTTAGCATTCTCTTAGGACGCATGAAGCGACGACCTGTGGCCCTGAGATTATTGACGATACCCTTCAAGAAACCGGGCCGGTGCTTCGATGGCTTGAAGCCGGGTTTCGAGGCTTTTTTATTGTATTTCTCGACTCTCTTCTTGATGGCTTTGGCGCCGGCTTCCGTGATAGCAATCTTCTCAAGTTCGTCTGCGAACGAAGAAATCATATGTGTGTTCATACAGACCCCAACCAAGACTTAAGTGCGATGAGCTGCTCCGCAAGTTGACGCCT